TCTGGTTTATATATTCTTGTACCATCATTATCATACTCCCAATCTCTTTCTGCAGGATCGGGGGACTGCACATTTATGTCGTTCATTAGTTCCTCTTAAAAAAGCTGTTTGGTACCATGGAATCTGGAGGAGTATCATGACATCGACAAGTATCACAATTACAAGGTTGAGTTTTATCAGTCATACCAACACCTATTTCCTCTACACATAGTGGCTGATAACAATGACATCTGCAACCGCATGCTGCACAATAACGAGTCGATCCTTCCATATAATCCTCCAAAGATAAAAGGAGCACTTGCGCGCTCCTTTCTATTTATTTAGTTAGTTTCTTTGGCTTTGTCATTTAACCAATCCGCCTCGTGCTCATTCCAGGGCCACATTACAGTTCTCCTAGAAGTGCTTTGAGTTTCTTCTTTGATTTGCCTAACGCCTTTGCCTTTGCGATAGCATCTTTGTTTGATGTATCGTGACCGACAACGACAAGACCAATCATGCCCATACCTTTGTGTGGTGTGCACCAGTAGTAGTAAATTCCAGGGACAGTAAACTCAATGCTTACCTCTTTTCCGTTTTTACTTTTCTTTGGGATATCAAATCCATCAGGTGCAGCAATGATTTCAACATTGTGTCCTTTAGATGTTGGTACCCATGTTACTGTATCACCAGTATCAACATGAACAAGCTCTTGGCTGTAAATCATCTTACGACCTTGAGCGTCCTTATTTAACATTTCAATCTCTACAGTTTTACCATAGGCAACGTTAGAGATTAATATGAATGCAAAGATTGCGCCTAGAAGTTTAATCATACCCAAATCCCTTTATACTTGAGTTGTTTCATACGGTTCTCAAGATCCACATGATCTGTAGCTTGAGCAAGATATGCCTCAACAGGGTCCTTAGGTGTGAATAGGTTAACTAGCCAATTTTTTATTGTTGTCATTTTCGATTACCTCGTTTCCAATTAAGATTTTACGAGGCTGCTTTTCTTTAGGAAGGACGACTTCTAAGTCGACAGTCAAGATTCCGTCCTGTAGATCCGCTCCGTTTACTTCCGTATATTCGGACAGTCTAAATGACTTTTTCCAGTTTCGAGCACTGATACCTTTATGAACATATTTGTTTTGTTCTCTCCGTGCAGGACGATCGCCTTTAATTGTAAGAACTCCGTCATTCACTTCGATATCTATGTGTTCTTGTTTAAATCCAGCCACAGCAAGTTCGAGAGTAAATTTAAATTCATCCTCTTTAACTACGTTGTGGGGTGGATAGTGGTCCTTCGCATGCTTGTGGATATTTTCCAACTGATCGAAGATGTGGTCGAAACCGATGAACCCACTGCGTGGGTAAGTAAATCCAGTCATATGTACCTCCAATGACTTGCAAGGTTAAAATGAGACCCGATTATTCGGCGTCTCTAAACTATATATAATAGTTTATTCGTGTTCGCCACCTGGATCACGTGAATCAAGTTGAACTTTTTGTCCATTGACCCACATGTATTGGCGACTGCGACTTACACTGTGATATCCAGGGCGCAGATTAAAAAGTTTAGGATTACGCTTTGCTGTTTCAAATGTTGCGACTGTAATAACAATTGCTGCTAAGAATAAAGCATGTGCAATCATACTTACGCCCATAACAACCAAGCTTCCCATATACATTGAGAATACAATACACCACATCCATGCTAATACTTGTAGCACCATATGGCGTGTATTTAAATCTGGTATATGCCGAAGTGGATTAACTTCTGCATTCATAATACCATTCCAACTATCTACTACTAACTCTCTCATTACTTACTTCCTATGTTATATTTTGGACAAAGTTCCCACTCTTGTTTTTCCCGATACGGTATAATTTTAATTTGCCTCATGGGCGCTAGAGGTTCAGATACAGATCCTTCGATACTGATTAACCCCCAGTCGCTCATGAGTTGAGCTATAGTATTACGCCGTGCGATGTCGTTTTCTTCTAAGTTCGATTTCTTTCCGTCTAATAAAAATAGCTCTTTAAAATGTACTATAAAATATCTGCCTTGCTTGTGTAATATATGGCAGGATTGATATAACTTCTTGTCTTTACGAGATGCGACACCAATGCGAGTCAACGTTTCGCGAACCTTTAAAAAATCATCTGGCTCATTCAACGTGACTTCAAGCATTGCGCTTGGTGTCCATTCAATAACTTTATTTTCTTCCACCTTTATAAACCTTCTTTTTCAATTCATTAATCTGATCTGATGTGAGAAGGGTCAAGGCTGATTTGGCTTTTTCATTACTATAGCCATAATATTCTTTGACAGCTTCCACGTCACTTACGGTCTCAGGTTTCATAAATTTCGAGAACCGTTTTTTCTTTCTAACTATATTTATAAAAAAGTCAAATTGGAGACGGTTATCGATATGATGGTTAACATTCATTTCATTTGCGTATAAAACAGTATCGTTAAAATACGAAAGAGAACGATTTACAATAAAAGAGTTGTATGCTTTTTCTGTAATATCATCGACCATGATATTTTCTTTAGTCATGTTGATAGCATTTAAATATTCAAAGGGGTTCATAGCCACCAGCCCATTTTAGATCCATTGTGTATAATAATCATAAAGCACGCTGTCACATGTAGCAGCCACCAAAATGTTCTGATTGCGGCAACAATATCTGCCTCTTTATCATTCTCGCATACTTTTTCGCCAAGATGTCTAGCCCATAATCTCCAAAAGCTTTTCATCCAAACATCTCCACGCCAGAATCGTTTTCAACAACCATAGTAAGAGCAATCTCAAGATGTCTTTTGTTAAATGCGGCGGTATCAGCACCTTCGTTAAGATGAGTCATACCTGAATAAAGCTGTGGTACTGTTCGATGATTATTATCTTTTAAAAAATTTCTTCCGTCAGTGTCATAGCTTACATTTATCTCTGTGTAACCATAACCCCAACTGTCAAGTTTCTTTTTCATCAACACGCAATATGGACAATTGTCTTGAGTGTATAATCTAATTGAATTCGACATTAGCCATTACCTCCGTTAAACAAGCGACAACGTTAAGTTCATGATCCGCGACAAACGCGTTCTTATACTGGTAGTCAGCAAGAATCAATACAAGTTGTGGTATCGATTGCGGTGCAACTTTGTCAGTCATACTATCATAGACACCGCGAAATATTGCTGCTGCATCTATATCTATATTGTTGACAACCCATTTACGCATGGTTTTAAAATCTTTATTTTTTAATGAGACAAATAAATCGTCAAAGGATCCAGTATTATCAACAACGCTGCTATCAATAGGGCCCAAAACAGAACGTCTTTGTAGTTCATTAAGTACTCTCCGCCAGTCTGGAAAAAACTTCATAATCAAGTCAGCGAGCGCTTGAGGGCTGTGTAGTGTCACGCCTTCAGCAAGTAGTATTTCTTGACATCGAGTCATAAACTCGCCACATAATGTAGGTTTATCACCAGCATTAAATTCGTATACACCACATCGAGAATGAAGCGGTTCAATAATACGATTTTTAAAGTTACAGGTAAGGATGAACCTACAGTTGTTTGCAAACTCTTCGATAAATCCACGAAGAGCAGGTTGAGTTGACTGCGGGTTCAGATAATCTGCTTCATCAAGTATTACAACCTTATAGCCACCTTGAAGAGAAACAGTAGAAGCGAACTGCTTGATTTTACCGCGAAGTGTATCAATGTTACCGTCTTCGGAACCATTGATCATAATCCAATCAAGATTCAGTTCGTTACATAAAGCCTTGGCGATTGTAGTTTTACCAAGACCCGCAGAGCCAGTGAAAAGCATGTTTGGCAATTCACCGGACTCTACGATCTTTTTGAATGTTTTCTTCAGTTCAACTGGTAGAATACATTCATCAATAGTTTGTGGGCGATACTTTTCCACCCATAGATAATCGTTTGACAATTACAAGCTCCATTACAAAAAAATATTATATCACACATTGAGCTAAAAGTAAACGTTAATCTTCCTCTTCCATAGCAGCTTCCTGTTGGATCTGCTCTACAAGAGAGATAATTTGAATCGATTGATCACGTAGTTGACCGATAGTCGAGAGCTCTTCGCCTTTAAATCCACCGCGTTGGGTAACAGCATCGACTACTGCAACGGTTGAACGAGCAACCTGATTGGCCAACTTCATTAGGCTATCTGTATTTTCAGACATGTCTTATACTCCAAAAGTTGAGGTTTTTTCTAGTGCAATCCAATAACGTACGTCAAGTTCTGTATGCCGAAACTGAGTAATTAATCTTGTAGAGATACTGACTTCGTAATCGCCTGGCAAGATTTTAAGATTATCAATATTCAATACAAAGTTAAAACTTTCGGCTGAATACTCTCCATCTATATCGATCGAATATGTATTTGATGTAGAGTTTTGATTATCCACAACAGAAAGACTTAGGATACCGCTGCCATCAGGTCTGATCGATACTTCTTTATGACCAAGAGTGGATGCAGCTCTTTTAAGTTTATTAAGAGTATCGTTATCAAGAGTAAACTTGACATCAGGGTCAGGCATGGTAATGTCTTTAGTTGGGGTAGTCAAAGTTTCCTCTGGTGAGAAGAAATATTTGACTTTGCTGCGTCCAGTAGAATCACCAACTGTTACAAAATCCTCTGAGAAATTAAGAGTTGGTTGATCTACAAGACTAAGGACACCAATGAACTCGTTGAGATCATAGATGCCAAACTTTTGAGGAAATTCTTCTTGTACTACAGCAGTTGAAACAACGTTCTTTGCTTCACTGATTGTTTTAATAATTTGACCATTTTGAATCATCAGGTTCTGATTGATACCTGAAAAGTTTTTCAAAATAGAAAGGGTGTTTTCACTTAGTTCCATAATATACTCCGCGATTTATTACTGTATAATTATAACACATTTTGACTGAAATGTAAACAGTTAAGCAGCCATTTTACTAAAGTTTTTTTCTTTTTTAAACTCGATCTTTGAATTAAATTTACCATCAAGTATCTCGCCTTTATGAGATATAACAAAGATATTCGTATCGTTATCAAGGGTATAAAGTATCTTCAAAAGATTATCTACACCTTCATGATCGAGAGAAGAATCGAAAGTCTCATCAAGAATCAGAAGATTAGTCGCTACAGAATTTTTCATCTTTGCTATCTGACGCCATGTAAACAAAAGAGCCAAATCGATACGCTGCTTTTCACCTTCAGAAAAACTATCGTACGTAAACTCATCACGATGACGTGAACGAATAGTTTCTTGAAACGACTCGTCAAGATTAAAGTGTACAAAGAAATCAAGTACTTGTAGATACTGATTGACAAGCTTGTTTATTGCTGGTAAATACTGCTTGATAATCTTTGTTTTGATACCTGTATCTTTCAGCATTTCAGAAATAACTATATCGTAATTTAAATCTTCTGACATTGTAAGCTTTTGTTCAAACAAATTATTTTTCTCTGTAGTAAGAGACTCAAGATCGTCTTTTGCTTTATTCAGGTCAGCGCTTACGTCTTTCTCTATGGAAGACTGGTATTCTTGAATTTGGTTTTGGAGTCCAGCGATCTGCACGTTATTTTCACCGAGTTCAGATACTTTATGTCGTAGCGCTCGAAGTACGTCCCCAGTCTCGCTAATCTTTTCTTCCACGGATGACCCTTCCGTTCCGATCTCACGACATTCGGATTGAATCGAATCCGCTTCTTGCTGCGCAGATTCGAGAATCGCATGTTTATGCGAGTCTGAAATGCCTTGGTCGCATACGGGACACGACTCATTCTTCTCGAAAAACTCGATCCGCTTCCTGACGTTGGCGAGATTTGATTGCCTATCTTGACCTCTGAGCATAAGGGCCTGGCGTTTATCAGATAGAGCCGACAACCCTTCCTCAGATTCCCTAATACTTTCTTCGAGGCCCAGGCTAAGCTCACTATTCTCAGCCTGTAATTCATTGATACGTTCCTGCGCTTGCAGTATCCTAGATTCATATTCTTTTCTATTCTCTTCAGTTAATGCTGTAATATCGCGAATGTATTTTTTCTGTGTATCTATTTTTGTATTTTGTATGTCAATCTTATAGTTGTTATCTTTGAGTTTGTCTTTGAGTGTATTGATTTTTTCTTTAAGAATAATATTCATTTTACTGAACACGTTAATATCTAAAAGATCTTCAATAACATCTCTTCTGTTACCAGTCGACAACTGCATAAATGGAATAAACGAAGAAGAACCAAGAACTACAACTTGATGAAAACTCTTATGATTGAGTTTCAGTATGTTTTGTTCTAATATTTTTTGGTATTCTTTTGCGTGCGACGATTGATTAATCATCGTGCCGTTTTTCCAAATCTCAAATATACCTGGCTTTATTCCACGTATGACTTTAAATTGGCTTTGACCTACAGTAAAGTCTACCTCAACAACACAGCCTTTTTGGTTGATTGAGTTTATAAGTTGTGGTTTGTTTATGTTACGATGTGGTCTACCAAACAACGCGAAAGATATCGCATCAAGCATTGTCGATTTACCAGAACCGTTATGACCAACAATTAAAGTCGATTTTGTTTTGTTTAATTGTATTTCAGTAAAACTGTTACCTGTTGAAAGAAAGTTCTTCCAACGAATCGTATTAAAAATAATCATGCAACTTCTAAAGCCTGTGCCTCTGTCATAAGCTCTCGTACCTGAACCTTGATCTTATCCTTATCAAGATCAGTATCGACAGCTTCGATATACGAGTCGACGATAGTCGTGGTATCGTCAAAGTTCACTTCTTCATCCTCAACATTCTCGCCGATAAACTCGCTAAAGTTTTCTGCGATCTTCAATTCATATATATCTTGGTTCTGTATTCGATCTATAAAGCGATCAAATACGAACTGGTCTTTCTTATTTACAACTACGACTTTTACAAACTTGTTTTCTAAGTTTGGAAGTTCTGTATTATTATAATCTATTTCGTCGTCATTGTAAACGATTTTATGAAATAAAGTATGAGGATTTTTTACTTTTTCAATCTTACGCGTCTCTGTATCTATCACATGAAAAGCTTTAGGATCGTGAGCGTCAGACCAGAAAAACTCCATTTGACTGCCTAAATACCAAATATTATCTCGTCTTGAAGATACGTGATAGTGACCACTGAGTACCAGTTCAAACTTATTGAAGAGTTTACTGTCCATACCATGGGTCTGCTTTACACCTCTCATCATCTCAAATCCATTTAATTCAAGATGACCGCCAAGCCAGTCAGCTTTACATTCGCGTACGAAACTCATCGAAGACTCGTAGTTCTCTTGATTAATCCATGGCAACATAGCCATTTTAAGAGATCCATATTCCATTACAGTCGGTTCCATAATGATATGAACTTCATTCATGTAATAACCAAGAAGTTCTTTAAGAGAATTCAAATCATTTGTATTTTTATAATATGTGTCATGATTTCCAGGAATTATATCCATCTTCATTTCAAATTTACGCATTTGATCTAAAAAATGTTTTCTGTTATGATTCAATGCCTTGAAATTTACAAACTTACGATGGTCATAGTAATCGCCAAGATGTACGATCTGCTCGATCTCATGCTCTTGACAGTAAGGAAAGAAGACCTTTGAATAAAAGTCTTCTGCATTCTTCAAAAAAATCTCAGAAGAATTACGGATACCGCAATGGGTATCGTTCAATATAGCTAATTTCAATTCATAAACTCCGTCAAGTCAGAGTCTGCAATTCGAGTACGTCTTCTTTTCTTTTCTTCTTTTACAAACTCTTTTACTTCAGCGTCTACATGTCTTACTTTTTCAATACGGTCTCGTAGAGTATCAACGAATGCACCTACAACCTGTTGAGACATCTCATCGCCTAATTCATTATCAATAAAGTTTTCAATTCCTGACTTTGTCAAGTATTTTAATTTGATATCTTGTTGTTTCTTTTCTTTTGCGATACGTCGCAGAAAAGCGTACCACGTAATCTGTGTAAAGTATGCAAAAGCATTAGGTTTACCAGTACGAGTGGCCGCTGATATATCATAGTTCTCAATAGCTTTTAAACAGTTTTCAACAGCATCCATGACCATTTCTTCGCGATATGTGTAGCGAATAAAATTAGATTTATGAGA